ACCGGCCAGCTCGATGGGAATGCCGCCAGTCAGCAAACTGACCAGATCGTCTTGGCCAGCCACCTCGATGTCGAAGCGCGTCTGCGCTGCGTGCCGGATGGCTTGGGCCTGGTTGCCTGCGCGAATCAGGCGGTGCTTGTTGGTCTCCACGTCGGTGACCAGGTAAATGCGTGTGCTCATGGTTGCTCCTGTTTACTCATTGAATGAACTTCTTGGTGGTGCTTTTTGCAAAGCCAAACCACATCAAGCGGTCTGCTGTAATCTGGGTGATGGGCCTCTGCCTTTTCACCACATGCCCAGCAAGGCTGCCTTGTGATGGTTTTGTACTTGAGCGCATTGCCAAGGATGATCTGAGCAGCCCGTCGGACTTTGTTGGAGTCCTTCCATTTTTCGGTCGCTCTTTTGTGAGCTTCCTTGCCTTGTGGGGTGGCCATATACGCTTTGTGACGAGCGATGCGATGCTCTCGCTCTTGCTCGTAACGTTTCGCATCTCGCTGTTTTAGGCATTCCCGACAAGCTGAGGCCAGACCATCTTTGCTTGCTTTGCGCTTTGTGAATTCCAATTCTGATTTTTCCGTTCCGCAGGATGAGCAGACTTTCATGTGATCTCCTTGTATGCCAACTGGCGGAACGGAATATACCACTAAAAGGGAATATCATCCTCCATGTCGTCAAAGCCGGAGCCGTGCGACTGTGGTGATGCCTGTGGCCTTGGCTGCGGCTTTGGCTGGCTGCTTGCCTGCTCACCACCGGACACAAACTCCAGGTCGACCAGGCGTGCCACCATCTTGGTTGCAGATGTGCCGTCGCCTTTGGTGAATGTCTGGATGCTCACATCCTCAAGGTATGCCACGATCTGGCCACCCTTCTTGATGTACGGTGCCAGCGACTCTGCGCGTTGGCCCCACAGCGATGCGTCAACCCACTGCGTCGGACGCTTGCCGTCGTCACCTTTCTTGCCATAGGTAAACGCCAGCGAGACGTTGGCCACCGCTGCCCCGCCTGGTGTGTATCGCACCTCGGCATCTTTGCCGATTCGTGCCAGTCCGTTTGCTTTCATGATTTTCCTTTGTGAAGTGATTAAATGATTCCGTGATTGGCAAATTCGCCATGGAGGATGCTTCTTGCTTTTATGGCGGCCTGTTTCGCAAGTTCTAGGTCATCAAAATGGCCGATGAATATCCGCTGCGTTTTCACTCGAATCCGAACGCGCCATTTCTCTTTTGCCTTATGCCAATCAACATTCTTGACGCCAGATGTGTTTGTTGATCGCATCGCTTGGTTCCACTCATTGCAAGCGCGTGTTGCAGGTCGAAGATTCTCAATCCTGTTGTCCAGCTTGTTGCCGTTGATGTGGTCAACTTCCTCTGGCCAATAGTCGTTATGCAGGAAAAATATCAACCGATGCGCAAGATGCTTTTCGCCTTTTATCTCGACTTGCCAATATCCACCGTTATGCAAAAACCCGGCTTTTTGTCCTGCTTTCGCTTTGTTGTTTCTGTTTACTTTCCAAATCAAGTGACCGTCTCGATACTCAAGGAATTCTGTGATTTCTGACTTGTTCATGCTTCCCTCGCTTTCAGCATGGCATCGGCCATTTGGTACGCGCCCTTGGCGATGATTTCCACGTTTGGCGCATCGTTGTTGTTCAAGCCGCAGTAGCCCTTGTCGTAGGCATCCCACATGATCTGCATCGCCTTGGCTGCAAAGTAGTCGCGCAGGGTCATTCCAGTGACGTGCAGACCAAGCGTCTGCACCCCATGGTTGTGCAATGGAAAAGCTGGCCCACCTGTGTTTGTGTTGCTCATGATGCGTCCTTGTAAGACTGGATGAACTCGACCTCGCGCTCGATGTCTTCCAGGAACTTCACCACCTCGGTCTCCAGCTCCTTGATGGCCTTGTCGTCACGCACGACCCGGCGAATGACCATCTGCGCGTTTTCTGGAAAGTCTGGGTTGTAGGACACGAAGTCGCACCACTCGCGCTCTGCAATCCAAAGCTGGCCTTGCACCTGCCAGCGGTAAGCTGTCGGGCACTTTCCTGCCTCCAGGCGCAAATACTCCAGGTGGGTCTTTGGCATCGGGCACTTGTATTCGGTCATGCCGTTTTTGCCGACCAGACCGTCTGGGCTGACCCCGACCTGCATGGTGTTGTGCATGCAGAAGCCGATTTCCTCCACAAGCTGGCCTGTGCTGGCTTCATACGCCAGCCTGGCCAAAGGCTCGCGCTCTGTGCCCTGCTCCATTGCAAATGTGGTCTTGAACTCGTCACGCACCCCGGTGATGCGCTCCAAGGCCAAGGCCGTCAGGTAGGTGGCGCGGGTTGCTCCACCACCCTTGGCCATGATGTCGCTAAACTTGGAGCCGGATGGCACGCCCACACGCGCCTGCTTCCACTCGTCGGTGCCTTGATCTGCTGTGATGACTCTCATTCTGCTGCCCCTTGTGTGTCGGCGGTCTTGGCTGCCTTCTTGAGGGCAGGGCCTTGGGCTTGCCAGAAGGCTGCCTTGTGGGCTGACTTTGGCAGGGCCATGAACGCATCGGACAAAGCCTTCTCGCCTTGCATGGCTGCCTCGCGCATGGCTGGCAGTGTCTGCGCTTCATATTCTGGGTAACCGTCCAGCTGCTTCGGTGTTTTTTTGCTTGTGGCCTGGCCATCATCGTCCTCTGGTGCAATGCCGCAGGCTGCCATCAGGCTGTAGCGGCGTGCATAGGTCAGGGCGCTGCCGTACCCTTGGGCGTCGTGCTTGACCGCTGGAACGTGCAGTTTGCCTGCTGAGAACACCTCGCCAGATTCGTGAATGAAGAGGGTTTCAATCAAGATGCCAGATTCACATTCGTGCGTCTGCTGCATCAACATGATGCCGTTGTTGTTCAGGCCATCAATGACCGCTTCGACGCAATCACCAAGATCCGCATACTTGGCCTTGAGGTGTGGGTTGTTCTTTGTCTTCAGGGCTGGCCCGAACTCTCGCTGGGCTTTCACCAGGGCTGCTGCTATCTGCTTGATTTCCATCGTGTTTACCTTTCGTGGGTGGTTGTTGGTGAAACGAATCATAGCACAGTAAAAGAAAATCTACCACGCACCACGATAAAAAATCTTTTATTTTTTTGTTGGATGTGTGCTACAGTCACGGACATGAACAAAGACGACCAATACTATGCACAGGTCTTGGCCTTTGCCCGAAAGAGCCTTGGCTCCTACAAGGCAGTGGCCAAGGCCATCGGTGCCCCAAGTGGCCCGGCTGTCCAAGCCTGGCTGATCAATGGCGTGGCCTTCCGGTGGCGTCCAGCCCTTGATAAAAGGTTTGGTGCCATGTACCGCAAGAGCTTGAACGACGTTGTGGTCTGAGGTAAAGTGATGCAAGACCCGGCTAGGGTGGGAGTAGCTACCCACTCGAAGAGCGAACCTCCCGCCTGCCGTAAGTCTTTTTTCTGGAGGGTTTGCGAGGAAGTGCCATGCACTATTACAAAAGAAACCTAGGCGACTACGCCAAAAAATGCGGACGGCTGTCCATGTTGCAGCACGGTGCGTACACGCTTCTGATCGATTCGTGCTACGACCGTGAGAAGTTCCCAACGCTTGAAGAGGCCATCGAGTGGACTTGGGCCAGCACCGAGGCCGAGATTGAGGCCGTCAAGTTCGTGCTGACCAGGTTTTTCAAGCTGGATGACGATGGCCAGTATGTACAAGATCGCATCCTTGCCGAGCTGTTGGACTATCACGCCAAAGCAGACACAAACAAACGGATTGCCTTGGATCGTGAGACGAAGCGTAAAGAGAAAAGCACGAACCGTGCACAACCCGTAAACGAAGCGCCACCTAACCAAGAACCAAGAACCATAAACCAAGAACCAAGAACAACAAAGACGCAGCGCGGCACGCGCCTGCCAACAGGTTTTGAATTGCCAGGCGAGTGGATTGGGTTTTGCAGGCAAGAACGCGCAGACCTTGACCCGCAGACGGTGTTTGCTGAATTCCTGGACTACTGGATTGCACAGCCTGGCCAGAAGGGCGTCAAAACCGATTGGCCAGCCACTTGGCGAAACTGGGTGCGCAGGCAGACCGCAACGCGCAGCGCACAAGGTCGGAACGAGCACAAACACGCTGCAGCCTCCCGCGCAATTTTTGATGGGGTGTTCGACAATGAATAACCTCGCTGAAATGGCAAGCCAGGCCATCCAGAACGCTGGCCAACAACCCGCACCCCGTGGCGACAACCCGACGATCCGCAAGCTGTTCATCGTCTTGCACGGGTCTTACGGCAGCCTGTTCACCACCAAGTTTTCCACCGGTGAGCGCGACGCCAACGGCAAGGACAAGGGCATTCGTGCTGCCATGCTGGTCTGGGAGGCAGCCTTGGCCAAGTATTCACCGGACACCATCGAGACGGCAGCCAAGCGCCTGGCCGACGAGTGCCCTGCCTTCCCGCCAAACCTTCCGCAGTTCGAGGCGATCTGCAAGGCTGTGATGCCGCGCAAGACTTTCAGCGACGACCAGCCGCGCAGACTTCCACCACCAGAAGCTAAGCCCATCGGCCCGGTGGAGTTTGTTGCCATGAACGACGGCAAAGACTGGGCACGCAAGCTGCTGGCCAGGCAGGCTGCTGGCGACCGAGTGAACATCGGCAGCCTGGAGTGCGCAAAGAAGGCGCTCAGAATCCAGGAGGGCGAATGACATGCACAGCCTGCCAAGCCCACGCACAGAACCCGCTGTCCGGCCAGTATCACTTTGGGTGCCTGTCGTGCTGCACCCGGCTGGTGATCAGCACCAGGCCGAACAAACAAGCAGCAGCAGGGATGCTGGCAGCGATTGCCCGATACCCACAGAACCCTGGCCGGGAGCGCATCTTGGCATCCGTCGCCCAGGCATTGACGAAACCCCCCTCAGCCTCGACGAGTGCTGGATCGCAGTCCGGGAGGGAATCAAATGACTGAGCGCCAACGATTCACCCTCTGGGAGCCGGTGCAGGCCCACAAAGTCCTGACCCAACAGATCTGGCCACTGCTCAAGTCCCTGCTGATGGCTGGCCACCGCATGGTGGTGGAGATCAAGCCAGAAACCCGCACGCTCGCACAAAATGCGCGTTTGTGGGCGATGTTGACAGATTTGGCCAAGCAGGTCGACTGGTACGGCCGCAAACTGAGCGCCGAGGAATGGAAGCACGTGATGACCGCATCGATGACCAAGCAGGACGTCGTGCCTGGCATTGATAGAGGATTTGTGGTGCTCGGCAAGTCCACCAGCAAGATGACCAAGCCTGAGATGAGCGAGCTACAGGACTTGATCGAAGCCTTCGGTGCGCAGCAGGGCGTGCGCTTCACAGCGCCTGAGTACGTTGACCCAGAGACTGGAGAGATCACATGAAACTTACAGAGGCAGACAAGGCAGGCATTTGGGCTTTGGTTTGGCTTGGGATTGCAGGCGTCGGTGCATGGTTCACGATTGCTGCGATTGTCTTTGCGCACATCAAAAGGTGGTTTTCATGAGCAACATCACAGCGCTTCGTGGCGCAACCGTGCCAACAAATGAGCCGAACGCGGCCTTGGTGGCTGCGCTCAAAGACATCCTGGCCGATGCTGAATCTGGCCGACTGCAGTCATTCTTTGCCGCAGGCTTCCTGGCCGATGGCTTGCGAATGTCCTGCGTGCTCGGTGACCATTCCAACGTCTACGAGGTGATCGGCTCAATTGAGATGCTGAAGCACCACTACATCACCAACCACACGGAGAGGCTATGACAACAGCACACGTTCGCTGCATCATGAAGTCGGTCATTGCATCCGGCCTTGACCCGACTGAAATGCAGTGGTTTGACATTTCAGGCGCCGACCTGTCCACCGGCATCAAGATCAACAACTTAACCACCCATCGGCCACCGTTTGAAAAAAGCCTGGTGCTCTGGGCTGGCCAAACCTCAAGCCATGAGCGCTACGAGATGATGATGCTGGCTGCCGGAGATGATCCAGAGGAAGGCATCGTGCTCGACTTGAGCAAGGGACAGCCTGGAAAATACACCACCTTTCCGCCGATGGTTTACGCCATCGTGGATGGCCAGATCAAGTACGGCCCCGTCGATGAAGGCCAAGACCTGCCAAGAGATGTGGCCGAGATCATGCTGGCCACCATGTCCAAGTGGCTGGAAAGCATGGACACCGGCTGCGAGTGTTATCAGCCCGTGATA